CTGAAGAACGCGGGCGGGTTCAGGGCGTTGCCGATCTGGTCACCACAACATCGGTTGCCATAGCGTCCTTAGCCGCCTGCATCATCGCTTTATTAATAATATTTTTATTTACTACACCAGTAGGAATTCCTGGAACTTTAGCACCTTTAGTATTTAAAAATGCAGTAAGATCTTCACCAGTAGCGGTTTTTATGTCTTTGTCTTGCGTACCAAGATATCTACGAAACTCGTTGTATAAGTTATTTGCTGTATCAGATAAATCAGCTTTACCAGCTAAGTTGCCTGCTTTCCCTTTCATACCAATAGCACCAAGAGCTCTTGCTCCAGCAGCTTGTCCTGCTTTCTTTAACATTCCTACAGGTGCTTCTTTGAGTGTTACATCATCTATACGCATTATGAATCCTTTGTGTAATATTACTCTGTATTTATATGTTTCGTTGCACGAAACAACTTTTCGCTTACGCTCAAAGTAAACACTTCGTTTGTTTGAAGTAGTAATATATGAATAAAGCATTTTTACGTAGTAAAAATGTAATTACTTCATGTAGATTGTTTCAGTCAGACGGAACCTATTTATGGTTCCGTCTAATCTTGACACTTGCGCTCTTCATGTGAGTCCGCCCCAGCCGAGACTTGGAAGTAGGTTTTTACTGCTGTACAATGGGCTCTGACCTTTCCCAACCTACGTCGACATCTAATGCAAGTATCTTGCATTATACCCGTTGCTTCGTTCCTAGTGCATACAGTTTTTATGTACAATGTGCAGTGTTTTAACAGCCAACATTCCGTCTATGCCAATCAAACACCCTACTACCGGATGCCGCTCAGCATGTTGCGTGTCCTATATCTCTATAGGTTTTTCCACAGCGGTATTTCTAAACTGGCCCGCTAACCTTATGTGTTGGATTGTTTTGCCTGGATGTGATGTTCTAGCAATGCCTGTTTGAGTTTGTCTGATCCGCCTACTCTAACATTAATGATTCCATTGTAGTAATCATCTGTTTCGAGTACTCTGCGATCAAATTGCTCTCGTGCCTCTATGTAGGACATTTCGCCCCTACCTTTACATAGGTATAGTATTTCTCTTGTGAAGTTCTTTTCGCCTAATTCTGCTACATCTGCATTTAGTCTATCACTGGATCCCCAGTAAGTTTGCCAATCGCTTTCTTTGTAGCCGCGTCTTTTATTTTTTCTGCCTTTGAGGGGTGGTTTAGTAGTTTTGAATTTGGCTAATTTTTTGCCTATGTATTTCTGCCCTGTTTTTTTATTTGTGATTAGATATACAAAGCCTTCGTACTCGTCGGGTATTTCTGTAATTTTTTTGCCTTTGTATGTCCAGCTCATATGGGTACTTACCGAGTACTCATTATGGACTAGACTAGTTCTGAGTTTTGCCTCTGTGTTTTTCGTGTATTTCGTCCATTCGTTGCTTTGCTAGTGCTCGCAACTGTCTTAATGCACGTCTTGCACTAGCATGAGTTCGTACAGAGTTACGTGCTTCAAATTTTTCATTTTGATCAAAGTAATCTAGATATGCTTTGATTAATTTATCGTGTGTATCGTCCATCATTCTACTACATCAATGTCGTTCTCATAACTTGTGAAACCGTTTTCTTTTACAACTTTAAGAACGTTGTTGACTCTACCAATTAGTTCATCTTTGTGCGAGATCAAGTAGATGTTTTTATCACGCTCTCTGCCCATCTTTTTAAGTACAGCAAGACTGTTTTCAACACCATTACTGTCCATACCGCTATCTATAAGTTCGTCAATAAAAAGTAAGTTTACATTTTGATACAAACTTTCCCAAACGTCTCTAAATGCAAAACTCATACCAAGTATAAGTCTATTACGTTCACCTCTTGACAAGTTATCAAAATCTAAATCTTGTCCTAGTTGTGTAATTTCTACAGTTAAATCATTTAAGAAAGTAACACTGTGTGGTAGTCCTAGTTTGTCAAGATAGTATGTAAGTCTGTTGTTTAGATATGCTAAATTTTGATCAATAATTTTTTTACGTATAAAACTATCTTTGTTTGTTAGCAATTTAAGCAAGAATTCTTGATGTTCCTTAAGAGATGTAAGTGCATTTACTTGTTCCCAATTGATCTCTTGTTTTGCACTATTTTCTAGATCATCAATCTGCGATTGATACGGGTCTTCTTCGTCTTTCTTAGATGCCCATGCTTGTTTTAAACCTTCAACGTTTTGTCTATGTTCATATGCTTCTTTAGAAGTTTCATAAAAAGTTGTAGGCTTGCCGTTGATTTCTCCTATTTCTGAAAGAGACTTGGTAACATCAATTAGTTTGTCACCAACTTCTTTTTGATATGCTAGTGCATCGTCTAGTTCTTTAGATTTACGTTCTGCAATTTCTAATTTTTTATCCGAATGTAGCTTTTGACCACACGTATAACACACAGCATCTTCTAATTCTGCGATGTCTTTATTAACTTTTTCAACACTCTTGTCTGCACGTATTAGTGCAGGTTCTAGTGTGCTTAATTCTTTTTTAAGAGCCAAAATAGCCTTATTATGTTCAGACCAATTAGTAAGTTGTTCGTGTGCTTTTAGTTCTTTTTCAATGTCTAGATGCTCAAACTCGTCTATTGCTTCTTTAAGTTTTATAACGTCAGTGGTACGTTTTCCAAGCCATGCTTTTTGTTTGCTTTGTAAACTTAAAATAGTTTCATCAATTTTTTCATTTGCTGTTTGCAATGCATTAATACGCATTGTTTCCTGACTTAGATCGTCTTTAGTTACTTTTATTTCTTCTTTGAGAATATCTGCTTTTTCAGACAGTATAGTAATACCTAAAAGTTGTTCAATGATCGCTCTTTGATCATTTACACGCATACTAAGGAATGGTTCGGTATATGTGTTTAACGCAACAACGTGCTTAAACATATCGTGACTCATACCTAAAAGTGTATCAATAGATTCCTGTGTTTTACGACTATCGCCTTGACTTTCGTCTATGTCAACTTGTTCTTCATTGTTAATGTAGAACTTTAATATATTTGGAGATCTACCACGTTCAATGCGATACTGAAGATTATCCTTCTCAAAAGAAAGTGTAACCAACATACCTTTTGAATTAGTTTTGTTGATTAGATTGTTTTTTCTAATGTTTGTTAGTGCATTTCCGTAGAGTGCATAACTTAATGCATTGATGATTGTAGTTTTACCAGTACCGTTACGTGAGCCAGAATCGTCACCTCCTTGATCTAAGTTTTCGCCTAGTACTAGTGTAAGTTGTTGTTTGTCGAAATCTACAGCCTGTGTCTGATTTCCAACACTCATAAAATTTCTTACTGTTAGGTCCTTAATTTTAATCATGCGCCAACCCGTTATAAATCTCCAAAAGTTTTACCTTGTCAAAAGTGTCCGTATCAAGTTCTGCTATTTCACCTGCAACAATCTGGTCAACACTAACAAATGTGCTGATGTCTAAGTCTGTTGTAATTTCTTCAATTTGTGATTGAGGAATCAGTGTAATTTCACGACACTTGTATTGGTTAATAAATGTTTCCTTAATAAAACTTGCTTCTTCATAACTAATGTCAATGTCAAGTTCTACCCGCAGATACATTTTACTTTTAATAAGGGTGTCTTGTTCGTCAATCAGTTTAGATAATTTTATTGTCCTGTACTTAGGACAATCTAACCAATTGATGTATTCAGGTTCCTTGTTGTTTTCTCTGTCAAGGATCATCATGCCTCGTTCATCATCCCATGCATCTGCATAGTTGTGAGGAAACGCATTACCTATATAATGTATTTTACCTTGTGTTTGTCTTTTGTGAAAGTGTCCACTAAACACATATTCTTGATTTTCAAAATGCTGTTTGTTAAGATCACCACCGTGATCGGGCATCTTAACCATTGCATTCATATAAAAACTAGGAAGTTCAAAGTGACCAAACATATATTTCGCTTTGCACTTTTGTATCTTTTTCCATTCATCACCTATTAACCAAGGCACAAGGCACACATCTTCTTCTACTAGCATTTCGTCTACAAACGTAATACCAGGAATGTGTTTTGCAAATGCTGTTGAGTTTACATCTCTTTTGTCTTTATAGTATAAATCGTGATTACCATCAAAGAAGTAAAACTTTTCAAATGCCTTGCCTAGTTTTTCCATGGACCTTATTGTTGCATCCATTGTTGTAAGGTTTAGGCTATTTCTGTTGTGATGCCAGTCACCGCAGAATATTCCTGTTTCACAGTTATTCTTCTTTGCTGTTTCGATAAACCAGTCTACAAATTCTTCGCAGTCGTCGTTGTGGACACGCGAATTGCTTTTTAGACCAAAATGGATATCAGTAAAGACAGCGGCTTTTTTAAACAAAGTCAGTCCTCCATAAGGCTTTTATATTAGTATTGTACATACAAAACTAGCTATTGTCAACCGGTTTTTTGTCTTTGTGAATAGAAAAACTTGCATCTTCGTTACGTTTTACACTTGCTTCCCATTCTCCCTGGGCTTGCCTAGTATAGGAAGGATTTAAGTCGTTCATTTCTAAAATATCGTCTCGTATGTTCTGATTTCTCTTTTCAATGTTGATAACACGCACGAAACTGTTGGTAACAGCCGCCGTATAGTATGCAAAAGGGTTATTAGACTTAGATTCGTCAAACTGTAAGCCAATTTGTGCAAGTTGTAATATTGCTTGTCCTTTCATTTCGTCGTTGTACGTGTAGCCGCGTACATTTCCCCTTGTGGCATAACGATCAACAAGTTTTAGCCACATCAAAGCAAGTGTATTTGTTGCCTTTCCGTGGTCTTTGTCAAAATAGCCATTTTCCATGCCGCCTACCCAATGACTTTTGCCTACACAAACTAGATCGTCACTGTCTTCGGTATATTTAAAATGCTGGAAAGGCGGAAAATTTAGTTTTACTTTAGTGTCCGCAACTGTTTTAGGATTCTTTTTGCGCCCCGGCTCTTCGGGGATATGATCAAACGTCATAACTCTAAAAATAAGTTCTTCTTTTGTAATCTTTTTCCAATCGACTTCGCATTCTGCTTGTTTAACTTTTTCACCAGCCATTTTTCTTCTTTCGTACTCGGCTGTACTCAAACGCTTTGCCTTTGCTCTTTTTGCTTCTGCAACTGTTAATCTGTTAATTTTAGACACATCTGTAACGATCAGATCATACTGATGATAGTGTGGATCTACATAACTATTAAAAGTGTTTTTCGATTTGTGGATTTCTGATAATATGTCCTTGTTGTTAAGGTAATTTCTTTTTCTCACTGATATTCTCCAAGTTATATAACACTATTATAAACTACATACTTAATTATGTCAACTAAATAATGTATATAGGAGATGTGAAATGGCAACAAACCCATTTGATAGCGTTGGTAAAGCTATAAGAACACAAGGAAATAGAGCACTATCTGCATTAGAAAACGGCGCAGAAGCATCTGTACAACAGTTTGTAGGAGATAAGCTCAATACTGGTGTAGGCTTTATAGATAATGCAATTAAAGATGTGGCATCATATGCACTTGGTGCAACAGGCTTTGCAAAATTTATAAGAAGTATAAATTTACCAGCTGGAGAAAAAGGAAAGATAACATCAAACGTTGCCTCTAGTTTTAAGTCAACTGCAAAAGATGCAGACTGGCGTGTAAAATTAAGTCTGCCAAAAGCACCTGATATGCAAAATGCAAAATTACTTGCTCCATTGTCAAAAACAGATGGACTATGTTTTCCAATAACTCCAACAATTATTGTAAGTCACAGTGCAAACTATAACACCTTGCAACCTGTACATACAAATTATCCATTCCAAATTTATGAAAACAGCCAAGCAGATGACATTGTTATCACAGGAGAATTTCCTGTAGAAAATGCAGACGAAGGCAAGTACTGGATAGCATGCATACATTATTTAAGAACTGTAACAAAAATGTTTTATGGCGAATCATCGGAGAGTGCAGGAGCACCTCCGCCAGTGGTTAGATTAAACGGATATGGCGATTATATTTTTAACAATGTGCCTGTAGTAATTTCTAACTTCACAGTTGATCTACCAGCAGACGTAGACTATATTGCTGTAGGACTTACAGAAGAAGAAAAAGGATCAACAAGTTGGGCACCTACAAATTCGCAAATTAGTATCACACTCAAACCTACATTCTCTAGAAGAAGAGTAAGCGAGTTTAACCTGCAAAAATTTGTTGACGGTGGATACATAAACGGCGGCGAGGGCTTTATCTAATGGCAAACTATAAATCTTCAAGTCCGTGGCATAAAACTGGATATACTAGAACAGGCGCACTAGATATTTTAAGAATACGTCCTATTCCCTCATCGTCAGATGATGCACAGTATACAATAGAAACACAGTATACTCACAGACCAGATTTACTTGCTTATGACCTTTATGGCACACCTAAACTATGGTGGGTGTTTGCACAACGCAATATTGATATTATCAAAGATCCTGTTTTTGACATGGTAGCAGGAACAACAATATTTTTACCAAATGCAGATAAACTAAAACGATCCTTAGGAACATAGATGATCAATCCAAAAACTATTATTCAAAACAAGGCACAAACACTTGCTGACAATTTTAGTGATCCGCTTGAAAACGTTAACGCTACTGAAATCTATGGCGACATGAAAAATGTATCTAAAAATGTGTTTGACTCGTCCGGTGCAATTTCTGTACTCAAAGATGGTGTAACAAAAATTGACACCACTGCATTAAGACAAGATATTGCTGACCTAGCACAAAAAATTCCTGCACTAGCAGACATAGAAGATGCATCAGCAATTTTTCCTCCTGGACTAAACAACTTTGCCAATGGTAGTGGCGCAGCTTTTTCTAGCAAAGCTGAAGCATTAGTTGAACAAATTGTGCCAATGGAAACAGCATTATCTGTAGATGAAGTCAACAGTGCTGTAAATAATGCTCTTGATTCTGTAGATAATGGAATAATAAACTCTATAGAATCAGAAATAGAACAGTTCCAAGAAATATATACCGAATCTGTAAGGGGAAGTAAAAGCACTCCAGAACCTGAGCCCAAAGCACCAGGTGTTACAATCAAAAATCCACTAAGATTATTTAATAGTGTAAACTGTATTTTTACATTAGGTGTATTGACAGCAGACAGCGCAAATAATCCTACTGGAACTTATATTACAAATGGTGCAGATTTTACAATTTTACGTAGTGGCGGCGGCGCCATTGATGAAAAACGTATTCAGTCAATATACGATAAAGTTGGCGATGAAAAAGGAAACACAGAGTATTTTATAGATGATTTTGAAATGTCTTCAATTTTGGCATCTAACAACAAAACAGGTGCAACACAGGCAATTAATTTTAGCTTTAGTGTAAAAGAGCCATATTCAATGGGTGTATTTTTACAGTCATTACAGGCCGCTGCTTTTGATGCAGGTTTTGAAAACTATTTGCAAGCACCTTATCTGTTAGAACTTGACTTTGTTGGTTGGAATGATGAAGGCGGCAAGCCTGTAGCATATAGCAACAGAAAAATCCCATTCAAACTTATACAGATAGAGTTTGATGTTGAGTCAGGAGGTAGTACATATCAAGTACAGTGTATACCTTGGAACGAGCAAACATTTAGCCAAGATGTGCAGGAATTACAAGATACCATTAGTATAACTGGACCTGACATGGTGGGAATATTATCCACTGGCGAACAAAGTTTATCTACAGTACTAAATGATAAGTTGCAAGAAATTGCTAAAAAGACTTGTCAGCCTGCTACAGATTTTTATCTTGTGAGATTCCCCACACAAAGGACCG